GATGACTCGGCTAAATAAAAATAGCAAATGTCCCAATTAGAATTAGATAGAATACCTTTACAGGTCATAATAGATCATTATCGTAGAGTCAAAAAGATTCGTCAAACACCAATCACCACCAAGTGGTTACAAGAAATTGAAGACTACTTGTGGGAATATCATAGGTTATAAAAATGGAACAAGCAATTGATTTGTTGGTAAAACTATGGCCCGTGTTTGTGGGTTTTATAGTATTGATAGTCACATTGGCACAATCACACTACAGAATAAAAGTATTAGAAGAAAAAGTCCGAGCACTGTTTGATTTGATAAACAACATAAGAGATAAAAAATAATGCCGTTGAGTAATGCACAAAAGAACATAGCTGATTCAGATCGTAGATTCCGTGTGTTAATATCAGGTCGTAGGTTTGGTAAAACACACCTGGCCATAAGAGAGATGTGTAGAGCGGCCTCACAGCCAGATCAAAAAGTATGGTATGTAAGCCCCAGCTATAGAATGAGCAAACAAATTGTGTGGGATCAATTGAAAAAAAGGTTGCAAAGTTTAAACTGGTGTCGTAAAATCAATGAAAGCGAAATGAACATATGGTTAGTGAACGGCAGTCAAATAAGTCTCAAAGGTGCAGACAATGAACAATCACTTAGAGGTGTGGGCCTAGATTTTATAGTGTTGGACGAGTTTGCGGACATAAATGTCAAAGCCTGGACCGAAGTGTTGAGACCCACATTGTCAGACACAGGCGGAGGTGCTTTGTTCTGCGGAACACCCAAAGGCATAGGCAACTGGGCATATGATCTATATCAACAGAGCACAGTGGATCCTCACAATTGGCAATCATTTCAATACACCACACTGGATGGTGGTCAAGTGCCGCCTGAAGAAATAGAACAAGCTAGAAATGATCTAGACAGTCGTGTGTTTAGACAAGAGTATGAAGCTTCATTTGAAACATATGCAGGTCAAGTGTATTACAACTATGGACCACACAACATAGAACACCAAGCCATTGAACCACACAACACCATATTGATAGGAATGGACTTTAACATAAGCCCAATGAGTGCCTGTGTGGCACAGAGAACCGAACAAGGTGTCACTGTATTTGATGAAATAGTGATATACGGTTCAAACACAGATGAAATGGTTCGGGAGATACAGTTGAAATACCCAGATAAACGGGTCATAGTGTATCCAGACTCAGCCTCTAGACAGAGAAAAACATCAGCCGGAGGCAGAACAGATTTAAGTATTTTACAAAATGCCGGCTTTGAATGTAAAACAAGACCACAAAACCCGGCCGTGAGAGACAGAATCAATGCAGTCAACAGTGTGTTGAAGAGTGCCAACAATCAAGTGAGATTGCGAATCACTCCCAATTGTAAGAATGTGATCAAAAGTTTATCAAGACAGATTTACAAAGAAGGCACCAGCCAACCAGCTCAAGATGGCTTGGAGCATATGGCAGATGCAGTGGGATATTTAATTGAATACCTGTATCCTGTTAGAAGAACAAGTATAAATAACAACAAGCAACAAACTTGGTCAGTATGGACAACTTAAGGATTAACTAATGGCAATACTCAACGATGCTTTCGATGTAGATTATCGAATAGAATATTACGGTGTGAAAGTCCATCCAGAATGGAAAAGAAACATAGCCAGATGGCAGTATTTTTCAGACTCATATAACGGCGGAAACAACTACAGACAGGGCAGATACCTGGTCAAGTATGTTATGGAAAGCAATGAAGACTACGATGGCAGATTAAGAAACACACCTTTAGACAACCACTGTAAGTCAGTGGTAGAAACTTACAACTCATTTTTATTTAGAACACCACCCAAAAGAGACTATGGCTCACAAGTGGTCAATGATCCAAGTTTAGACAGTTTCCTAGCGGACTGTGATCTAGACGGTAGAACATTTGATGCTTTTATGAGAGACTGTAGCACATACAGTTCGATATATGGTCACATTTGGGTCTTGGTAGACAAACCTGCAACACAGGTAGGCACAAGAGCGGAAGAATTACAACAAGAAATAAGACCTTATGTGTCAATGATCACACCAGAAAATGTGATTGATTGGTCATACGAAAGAAAATCAAACGGTGTATATGAATTAACTGCTATCACAATGCTAGACGGTGCTGATGATTCAGGTGTATATTATAGAACAATAACAAAAACTGAAACCACAGTTTATCAAAAAACACAAGCAGAAAAACCTGCACAAATAGTAGAAGTGTTTGCAAACCCTTTGGGTGTTGTGCCTTGTGTTCCAGTTTATGCTGGTAGAAGCACCAGCAGAGGCCTAGGTATTTCAGACATATCAGACATAGCAGATGTTCAAAGAGGCATATACAACGAATTGAGTGAGTTAGAACAACTCATCAGAATTTCCAATCACCCAAGTCTTGTTAAGACTAGCACAACCTCAGCAGGGGCAGGAGCAGGTGCTATCATAGACTTGCCGGATGACTTGGACCCCAACCTAAAACCATTCTTGTTAGAACCATCAGGTTCGGGTATTACACAGATAATATCTAGCATACACGAGAAAGTGGACAGCATAAACAGAATGGCCAATATGGGTGGGGTAAGATCAAGCACAGCAAGAACAATGTCAGGAGTGGCACTGCAAACTGAATTTCAATTATTGAATGCTAGACTTTCACAAAAAGCAGACCTATTGGAATTGGCAGAAGAACAAATATGGAGATTGTGGGCTCGTTGGCAGAACCGAGTATGGGACGGTGTAGTGGATTATCCAGACAACTTCAACATACACGATAGAGAAAACACAATCACTCTATTAAAACAAGCCAAAGAATCACAACCAAGCAATCCAGAACTGTTAAAAGAGATTGATATTATGTTGGCCAAAACACTGATCACTGATGAAGATGTGTTGGAAAGAGTGATCAACGGGCAAACAACAACTGAGCCTATGGCACCAACAACACCAGAGAATAGACAACAACATATACAACAAATGATTATGGACGGTCTAACTGATCAACAGATGTTAGACAAACATTCTGAAATATCACCGGCTGACATAACATCAGCCAAACAGGCACTGTTAGACAGCAACACAGAGGAGAACAACAATGGCAATGAATAAAAAGAAAAAGAAAAAAGGTGGAAAAAGAGGCGGTAAAAAAGGCGGTCGAAGAGGTTAATTGGACCGAATACTTTGCTTCCATCAAATCAGTGTGTCCTTGGTCAAAGGCATACTGGTCCAAACAACAGATACACATAGTTGATTGGACAGGAGATATTTTGGCACTTGACACATATGTGGCCCGTGTTTATCGACACCCCACAGCCAGTGCCAGACAGTTAAAGAAGATGATGAATCTCTTTAATGAAAAAAGACCAGACGAAGAGTGGTTATATTCACACCCCAAGTTTGGTCAACACAGCACACCGGTTCCAGTGCTGATACAACAAGATTATGCTCTTTTACAGAGTATAAGGAACCACATAAATAATAAAAACGATCACAATGTGATTGGATAGTTAAACTTATGAACTATAAAAAAGGAGAATACGATGAGTGAAACGGAAATGAAAAACACTGAGCCAACTCAAGCTCAAACTGATGCTGTGGATAACACAGAATCATCTATTGAGGAGAAGACTTTTACACAGGCTGACTTGGACAAAGTGGTAGCAGACAGAATCGCTAGAGAGCGAAGAAAGTTTGAAAAAAGATATGAAGGGATTGACCCAGAATACTACAACGAATTGTCCGCAAAGGCTGAAAAGGAAAAACAAGACAAACTGAAAGCCAAAGGTGAGTTTGAACAGATTTTGAAAGACACAGTGTCTAAGAAAGATGAACAAATTAACCAATTGATGAATCAAGTAAAGACTATCAAAGTTGATGGTTCTCTACTAGATACTGCTTCCAAATACAAGGCCGTAAATCCAGGCCAAGTTAGTCAATTACTTAACGACCAAGTAAAGATGAATGAAGCAGGAGATGTTGAAATTGTTGATCCTAAAACAGGACAAGTGAGATACAATGACAAAGGTGAACACCTAACTATATCAGAACTTGTCGGCGAATTTTTAACTACTAACCCACACTTTGTGGCGGCAACACCAGCAGGTTCAGGTGCTTCAAGCAAGGTAGGTGATGTAGGGAGCAGTGAAAAGTTTGATATAACTAAACTAGATATGTCTCGAGCAGACGATAGGGCAAAATATGCCGAATATCGTAAGCAAAAAGGTATGTCATAATTTTTAACAAGGAGAAAATAAAATGGCTGGAGAAATTACTTCAACTACTACTACATTGAATGATCTGTTATCACCGATCGTTCAAGAAGCGATGTTCATTGCAAATGAAAAATCGCTACTAAGAGGCCTTGTAAGAAACTTTTCTGTTCCAAGAAACTCAGGTAAAGTTCTACAAGTTCCAATTTATCCAAAACAAACAGCGGCGGCTTTAACAGAAGCAGATGACCTAACAGCATCAGCAGTATCAACTAATGTTGCTAACATCACATTATCTGAAATTGGTTTAATGACTAATGTTTCTGACTTATCAGTGAACTACTCAGAATCAAATGTGGTATCAGACATTGGTAGACTATTTGGTGAAGCAATCGCACTTAAATTAGACCAAACTGTGGCAGATGAGTTTGACAACTTCACAACTACAGAATTAGGAAATGGTGCTGGCAATTTAGCACCAGCTGACATTTTTGAAGCAGTTGCGAAATTAAGAACTAAATCAGTTGATCCAGCAGGTTTAGTATGTGTGGTTCACCCACTTGTGGCTCACGATGTTAAATCAACAATCACATCAACTTTTGCTGATCCAAACGGTATGGTTGGTAATGAAGCAATGAGAAATGGTTTCATCGGCAGACTAGCAGGTGTTCCTGTATACGAATCAGCGGCTATCACATCAGCAGGTGGTGTGTCTAAAGGTGCTGTGTTCCACAGAGATGCTATCGGTTTAGCAATTGGTGAAGACATTAAAATTGAAACTCAAAGAGATGCTTCAGCAAGAGCTACTGAGCTTGTTGGTGTAGGAACATTTGGTGTTGCTATGTTAGAAGAAACATACGGTGCTGAATTAAACTATATCACAAGTTTATAATAACATCATTTATAGTGGGGGGCGACCCCCACTATATTAACAAGGAGACACGATGGCGAACTACACTACTGATGCTGATATTTTAGAATATGAGCCAACTATAAAAGAATTTGGTGTGATAGACTTTAGTGATTATCACTCTAAAACCACTGCTGACATACAAAGACATTTGAGAATTGAATGGTGGCCTCGTGTGAGAAGAGCCAAAGATATTGGTCGTTATTTTGCTTCCACAGGTTTAGAAATGGACACAACCAAATTAACTGACAGTCAATTCAAAAGAACAGCAGTGTTTCATTGTCTAGCATACTACATATTACCACAACTCACACAGCATATGCCTGATCCAGACAGATTCAGAATGATGATAGATTTTTACAAAGCAAGATTCAGAGAAGAATTTGATCTTGTGCTACAAGACGGAGTTGAATACGATTGGGACAACGATGGTGTTGTGGAAGATGATGAAAAACAAACACAGCATTACAATCGATTGGTAAGATAATATGTCTAATATCAGAGACGACATAGCCAAGGACATAGTCCAACAACTGCAAGGAATTGAAGTTCCCAAAGTTGTTTTGGTATCAAGGAATCCCATAAATCCCACAGATTTATCAATTGCACAATTTCCAGCCATAGTGGTAAGAACAACCAGTGAATTAAGAACTGATGAAGCTATGGTCACCACAAGATTTGGTGAAATAGAATACACAATACAATGTTATGTGAGAGCCAATTCCAGTGCAACCACAGTGAACAATTCAATAGACGAACAAAAAAACACATTGGTTGAAGCCATTGAAGAAAAACTAGAAGAAGATAGAAAAAGAAATTCATTGGCTTTGAACAGTTATGTGACCAATGTGATAGCAGATGATGGTTCAATATTTCCAATTGGAAGGGTTGATATTACTTA